ATTCATTGTTCATCAACGGCTGTAACGATAAATAATAACTCCGGAGCTTATATAAGAGCTGGAGGTGGCGGCGGTGGTCGCGGCGGAAACGGCGGATCTGGCGGTCAAGGTGGAACTGGCGGAACTGGCGGTGGCGGTAGATATACACAAAACCGTGGAACAATTTGTACCACTCCTAATATGAGTAACTGGAACCCTTGTGGACAACACACAGATTACAACAGTAATTTTTGGTTGCAATGTTCCTGTCGTCTCGGCATTACTTCTGGATATGGACAAAATAATGGAGTTTGTGCTTACACTTATAACGCAGATCTTTATGGTGCTAGATGTTTTGAGTATGTAAACACCAATGGAGGTAGTGGCGGATCTGGAGGATCAGGTGGTTCTGGCGGAGCTGGCGGTAACGGCGGAAGAGGACAAGGATATAACCAGTCTCGTCATAATGGTTCTGGCGGATCTAGCGGTGCTAATGGTTCCGGCGGTAATTCCGGATCTGGTGGAGGTACAAATGCTGGATCTGGTGGTACCGGTGGTACCGGAGGAAAAGGCGGAACTGGAGGTACCGGAGGAAATGGCGGTACATTTGGAAACGCTGGTGCAAACGGAAACGGCGGAGCTACTGGAAACAGCGGATCTACTGGGAACTCAGGAGCAAACGGAAACCGTACTAATGGTTCTGGAGGATCAGGTGGTTCTAGTGGAAGTGGTGGCCAAGGCGGCTCTAGCGGTGGAGCAGCTGGATACTATATCTACAACCGTGGTTCAATAACTTTCAATAACTCAGGCACAGTGGCCGGAAACTAATTATGAAATTTACAGTAAAAGCAAAAACAAAAACTGACGTAACAGTAGATTATGACGATGGCACATTTGCCATCTTTCCAATAAATAAAGGAAACACATTAGATGATATAAGAAATCAAGCTAGTCTTTTTAATAACAGTCAAGTTCCATTTGATAGTGTTGATGATGTTCCAGTAGAAATAGGAAAAGAATATGATACGACACCAGATGGAATTGATGGAGACGCTGATTATCGAGTTGCAAGAAGAGCACATTATCCAGAAATAGGTAAGCAATTAGATGCTCTATATTGGGCAAGAGAAGGTGATGATACACAAAGTAAATCAATTGATGCCCAAATTAAATTAGTAAAAGAAACTATTCCTAAAACTTGGAAAGGTAAAGAATCTGAAATTCCTAAATTGATGGATTAAGAATATGTCTTTACCTATGCACTTTAAAAATCCCTTTGTAGAAAGTACAGAAATTTATAAAACTATAGATATATTTGAAAAATTAACACTTAACGATATGCACATAGTGTTATTTAAAGATATAGCTCTACGTAAACCAGATCCTAAAAAACGATGGACTAGGATTTCAAAAATAAGAATAGCTGGTGCAGATACTCGATATCCTGGAATTATATACCAGTCTAAGTTAGATCCATTGCAAAATGGAGTTGCACAAAAATATTGTGTTTTTGATGGTACTCATCGAATTAGTAAAATGATATTAGAAGGTAAAAAATCCTCTATATTTTTTATACTTACTCCAGAAGTATTTGATGGTTTACAAAGTTTTAAAAATTGGGCAGAAGATAGAACTACAGGGTGTAATGCATGTGGTGAATGATGGAAATCCCAACAATCCTAATTCCACCAGTAGAAACCATAGAAACAATATCAATACCAATACCAACAGCTGACGTACCTTTTTATAAACCTTTAGTCATTCCACCCAGTGACTTAAAGGAACCAGAAGGTACTGAGCCAGAGGTAGCAGAAACAGATACAGGATTAAGACAGGTAACGATACCAGTATTAGATTACAAAGTACCTTTACCAGAAAACGAAATATTAATTACTGCATCGACAACAGCAGTAGTTAGTGTGGCTGCAACCTTGACAGCTACAGCAGCCTTTAAATGGGTTGTAACAGCCATGAAACCAATACTAAAAACTACATGGAAGAAGTTAAGCAGCCAAAGAAAGGGCTGATCGGTAAATTAAAAGATGCAAGCGAAGATAAAGAACATCATTTAGAGGTATTAGGTACTTTCGTTAGGCTGGGCGTTGTGGTCTGGTCTGGTTTTATCATTACTCTAAATTACATAGATTTACCAATGATCAAGAAGACTGCGAATACAGATATTACATTCGTGGCTTCTATTTTTGGATCTGCCCTATATTCTTTTGGACTACAAACAAATAACGGAAATAAAAACAGTAAACCTCCAGTTTGCCCAATGGCAAATAAAGACAAACCAAAAGCATGAAAAAATTAATTGTGCTTTTAGCTCTGTTATCACCCAGCATAGCTAGAGCAAACGTAGTGACTCCAGCCTTTACTACAGGCTCGATGAACTCAACAACTACT